ATCTTTGTTGTGCTAATCGACAGTGAAAACGCACTGGACGAAGATTGGCTCAAGGCACTTGGAGTGGACACTAGCGAAAGCAAACTATTAAAATTAAGCATGGCCATGATCGACGATGTGGCCAAGACCATCAGCACATTCATGGCTGATTATAAAGCCTTGCCCGATGGTGAGCGTCCCAAGGTCATGTTTATTATTGATAGCTTGGGCATGTTGCTTACTCCAACCGACGTAAATCAGTTTGACGCCGGTGAAATGAAAGGTGACTTGGGTCGTAAACCCAAAGCACTCACAGCACTTGTTCGCAACTGCGTCAACATGTTTGGTAGCTACAATGTGGGCCTGGTGTGTACCAATCACACCTATGCGTCGCAGGACATGTTTGATCCCGATGACAAGATTTCCGGCGGTCAGGGTTTTATCTATGCTTCCAGTATTGTTGTTGCCATGAAAAAGATGAAGTTAAAAGAGGACGAAGACGGCAACAAGATTTCAGAAGTCATGGGTATCCGTGCCGGATGCAAGGTTATGAAAACACGCTATGCCAAACCCTTTGAAGGTGTGCAGGTCAAAATTCCTTATGAAACAGGTATGAATCCCTACAGCGGTCTAACAGACTTGGCTGAAAAGAAAGGCCTGCTCAAGAAAGACGGAAACCGACTTATGTTTGTGACCAGCGATGGCGAAATCATCAAACAGTTCCGCAAGGCATGGGAAAGCAACGAAGACGGATGCTTGGACAAGGTCATGGCCGACTTTGCAAATCAGAAGGAAACGGTAAGTACTGAAGAAACAGCCTCGGAGGAATAATAGATGTCAGTAGAATTAGCAAAAGAAATCTGGGATGAAATACGTCGTTATGTCAACACAGTAGACCGTGACGAAGCAGCCGAAACCCTGGTTTCAGTCCTGATCGACAACGATGTAGATGCCGATGAAATCAAAAATACATTCAAAAACGATTCAGAAGTCAAACGTGCCCTAGCACACTATCTCAAAGATCATGAAGATTCTGAGGAAGATGAGGAAGATGAGGAAGACTACGAGGATGACGATTATTAATGAGTTCTCGGGACTACTACTGTAATCACAAATTTAGGTTTTTGAAAATAGATCTAGAATCTAGAATAACCTATAATTGTCATGCTGCTAAACCACATCGTATTGATTTAAATTGGTTGAGTTCCAATCCAGGGCAATTGTTCAATAACCCTGTAAGCGTGCAGGAACGTGAACAGATGTTGCGCAATGAAAGAAATTCTAGTTGTGAACAAAATTGTTGGCGGGCCGAGGATCAAGGTCTTCCCAGTCCACGGTTATATACCGTCGGACAAGATCGCACTCACACTCAAGTTCTTACAACTCCAAAAGTCATCGATATCACACTGAACACAGATTGCAACTTGGTCTGCACTTATTGTAGCAAAGAAAACAGTACCAGCTGGCGTAACGATCTCATACAAAATGGTAGTTACAACATAGAGTCCGAGCCAGATCGTTACCAACTGACCAATACCGATAAAATTCTTTCCAAACTGAGCCAGGAAGAAAGATTTAATGCTGTAGCAACAGAAAACGTGCTGGCAGAAATATCGCGATTGTCGCCAACGGCAGAAACCATAGTGATCAGCGGCGGTGAACCATTTTTGAGTCGATATCTAATAGACATAGTGAAACAAAATACCCAGGCCCCAATAATCAAGATTTTCACCGGTACGGGTGTAAATTTCAAAAGATTCGAACGTCTGATCAATGATCTTGTACAATACAAAAATGTTTCTTTGGCATTAAGCATTGATTGTGTGGGCAAGGCCTATGAATTCAATCGATATGGTATGAAGTGGGACGATTGGCTTAAAAAAATTGAACTGTTGAAAAAACTAAACATGCCGTTCAATTTTAGTTCGGTAATATCCAATCTTACGGTGTGGAATTTCGCTGAATTATATCGCCTGTTTGATTCTTACGAATTCAAGATTGAATGTGTGTACAATCCTAATTTTTTGTCTGCCTACATAATGGATGACAAAACCAAAGAACAGACCATGCGGCAGATCGACGATTTGAAGTTTGACAAGAAACAATTTATTTTAGACAGTATGAAGGCGACTCCAAGCGAGCGGCAACGCAAAGATTTGTCGGTATTTTTGCACGAATTTGTCCGTCGCCGGCCAGATTTAGACCTGTCGGTGTTTCCAACAACATTTCAGCATTGGATAGAACATGTGGTATAGTAAAATAGTAGCGAATCTTGGGGCTATTCCTGATTTTATAGCACACTATGAACACGAGCTAGATGAAGCCAAACGCGATTGTAGGATCGGCGGCCTGGTAGAAAAAGCCATCACGGCCTTGCCGGGTGTTACTGAACACAGATTCAATCAACTGCAAGAAATCGAGGCTGTGTTGAACTATCTCAACATCCAACTACGAAAAATCCGCCGCAGGCATTTTCAAAAATATCTTGAAGGTTATCAGCGTGCTTTGACCAGCAGAGACGCCGAAAAGTATGTGGATGGCGAAGACGAGGTCATTGATTTTGAAACCATCATCAACGAAGTGGCCCTGCTACGCAATCGCTGGCTGGGCATCATGAAAGGTCTAGATACCAAGCAGTGGCAAATGGGGCACATAGTTCGACTGCGTACAGCAGGTATGGAAGACATCTCAGTATGACGTTCAAGACCACTGTGGAAGCCAATCATCGCAGCATGGAGGTATTCAACTGTTTGCGCGAGTACGATGATTTCCTGGAGAGCCTACAGTCGGTAGTAGATCTTGGTTGTGGACAAGGACAAGATCTAGAATGGTGGGCCACAGCCGCCACACGAGAAGAATCTCCGCGCCCGTTGAACATACCATGTGTGGGCATAGACATGATTGACACTCCTGCTGTAGCACGCAAATATGCAAACATCACTTATCAGAGAGTGGACTTTGAATCTGACTTCCAACCTCAAAAGACCAATTTTGATTTGTTGTGGTGCAATGATGCTTTTCAATACTGTGTTAATCCCATTGGCACCTTGAGCAAATGGTGGCATATGGCCAGTGCTGGTGCCATGATCATATTGATAGTGCCGCAAACCACAAATTTCCAACAAAAACGACAGGTGTTTTATCAGCCCAGTGGGTGCTATTATCATCACAGCTTGATCAGTCTCATACACATGCTGGCCGTCACTGGTTGGGATTGTAAAAGTGGATTTTTCCTACAAAAACCCAACGACCCTTGTAACTATGCCGTGGCCTACAAAAGCCAACATCAACCCATGGATCCAAAACAGGTCGATTGGTACCAGTTACAAGAGCTAAAATTGTTGCCAGATTCCGTGGACAAAAGTGTGCAAGCCCATGGATATCCTGTGCAGACAGATTTAATTTTGCCTTGGTTAAACAAGAGTTTTGTTTGTTACGGCTAATATTGACCTGTCATTAAATGCCCATAAATATAGGCATATGAACAAAATTGTATTGGTTACCGGCGGATTTGATCCGGTGCATTCTGGACACATTGCCTATTTCAAGGCAGCTCGCGCACTGGGCGACATGCTGATTGTTGGATTAAACTCCGATGAGTGGCTGGCCCGTAAAAAAGGCCGTGCATTCATGCCCTGGAACGAGCGTTTGTGTGTCATCAACAATCTGTCCATGGTCGATGAAGTCTACACTTTTGACGACACAGACGGATCAGCTCGGCATTTTATCCAACAAGCACGGGCACATTATCCCAACAGTGAATTGATATTTGCCAACGGCGGTGATCGCACCGACAAAAATATTCCCGAAATGGATTTCAAAGACAGTAATTTGAAATTCATATTTGGCGTGGGCGGATTCGACAAAGCCAACTCCAGTTCTTGGATCTTGCAGGAGTGGAAAGCTCCCAGGACTCAACGGGCCTGGGGTTACTATCGTGTGTTGCACGAAGCAGGCGCACAGGTCAAAGTCAAGGAACTCACAGTAGAACCTGGACAACAACTCAGCATGCAACGACATGGTCAGCGTGCCGAACATTGGTTTGTGGCCGAAGGCGTTGCCACGGTTTATACCATCAATAGAAAAAGCGATGCGGAATTGTTAGGCGAATTCGCACAGCATCAACACATACACATTGATCGCAATGAGTGGCATCAACTGTGCAACGAAACTGACCAACCTCTACGTGTGGTGGAAATACAATATGGCGATGCATGTGTTGAAACAGACATTGAAAGACGCCAGTGACTCCGATTCCTGTATTCATAGGCTATGATCCTAGAGAAGCTATAGCTTATCATACCTGTGTGAACAGTATTATAAGACATGCCAGTCAGCCCGTGGCCATTGTGCCAGTAGCCTTGAACTTGTTCCAGGACTACAAAGAAACACACGGTGACAACAGCAATCATTTTGTGTACACTAGATTTTTGGTTCCGCATCTTATGGGATATAGAGACTGGGCCATATTCATCGACGGTGACATGGTGTTGAAGGATGACATAGTCAAACTATGGAGTTTACGTGAATATGACAAAGATGTCATGGTAGTCAAGCACGATTATAAAACTCGCATGACAGAAAAATACATGGGTGCCAAGAACGAGGATTACCCAAGAAAGAACTGGTCCAGCGTGATCTTATGGAACTGTAGTAGTTGGCCCAACAGAAAACTCACTCCTGACTTTGTGCAAAGTCAACCCGGAAGCTATCTACATAGATTCTCATGGATCGACGATGCTCGCATAGGCGAAATACCTCCAGAATGGAATTGGCTGCCTGACGAGTATGGAGCCAATCCTGAGGCAAAATTATTGCACTATACCTTGGGAACTCCGTGTTTCCATGAGTTTGCCGACACTCCACAAAGCGAAGACTGGCATAGAGAACGCATACTCACCGAATACTGCCAACAAAGGAACATGTGATGCGGGTAGTCAGCTATGTGAGTGCAGTGCCGCCTAGCAGTAAAAATTCTAACAAACGTGAAATACTGACTAGATTTGTTGAAGGAGTTAACCGTGCAGGTGATCAAGGTATTGCACACAGCGGATTCGAGGTAATTCCTGCTGATGTAGCGGTCATACAAGGTTGGACACACGAACAAGGAAAATCTGCTCCGCATTTGACCTTGCGACAACAGGTCATCGACACCCAACGTAGACTTGGCAAACGACTGGTTGTAGTAGACAGTAATCTTTTCAATTACAAACAAAAAAATCATCCGGCCAACTACCTGCGGTATAGTTTTGATGGTGTATTTCCTACCACGGGCAACTATTTTGACGGTCGGGTCGATCCTGCCAGATGGCTCAAAATACAACACGAACTTGATATATACCCCCGGGCCTGGCAAACCCAAGGGGAATACATCTTGATTTGCACTCAACGACACGGTGGATGGAGCATGAGTGGTCTAGGAGTAATGGCATGGTTAAATCAAGTTGTAGATCAAATTAGACAGTATTCTGATAGACCCATTAGAGTACGTCCACATCCAGGGGACAAACAGGCCTCTAACTACTTGACTGCAGATGCCAGATGGCAAATCAGTAACACACAAAACTTGAAAGATGATCTGCACAGAGCCTGGGCAGTGGTCACTTACAACAGCAGTCCAGGGGTAGCTGGAGCCATAGAAGGTGTTCCGGTGTTTGTCACAGATCCTGTGCCTCAACGCAGTCAAGCATTTCCGGTGGCCAACACAGACGTCAGTCATATTGAATCTCCCAAGACCTTTGAACGTCAGGCTTGGTTGGAACGATTGGCCATGAGTCATTGGAACTTTGAAGAATTAAGCAATGGTTCTGCGTGGAAACACATAAAACAGTTTTTATAAATAATGTATTATGCAAGTTCAAGTTTTAAATCACGAATTCTCACAAGACCATCCATGGTTACCTGCCTGGAAAAATCATTTTGAACAAATACATTTTATTGAAGATTGGAAAGATGTAAAAAATGACATGTTGGTTATCACCGGATCTGACATTGGTAATCCTTGGGTGCGCGAATGGATGAATCGCCGACAGCTGGCTTTGTATATCGGTCGAGGCTATTGCGGAAATCATACATCAAAGCATCGACGACTGTGGCGTGTCAGTATAAATGGATGGGCAAATATTAGACTTTTACCAGTGCCATATAGCAGATGGGAGATAATGAATTTGCCCAAGCATCCTTGGAAAGTAAAACAAATAAAAAATGTTTTAATTGCTCCTAGTAAAATGGCAAGTTTATCTTGGTCTCAAAAGAATTCACAGCAATGGGCTGAAAATATCAGCTCTCAATTTACAGGTGCCAATGTCAAGATAAGATACAAGCCAGGCAAACCCGGCTTGAGATATGCTACACTGTGGGACGATCTTGACTGGGCCGATTTAGTAGTAACAGCAGCCTCGGACATCACTTGCGAAGCATTGTGGTATGGTAAAAAAGTCATTAGTATTGAACCTTGTCCAACTTGGGCCGCTGGGCGTGCTATGCTAGAAGATTGGCAAAATCCAGAAGAGCCTCAATTTAGAGATGCCTGGCACGAACATTTAGCATGGAATCAATTT